GTTTTGGTGGGATTCGCTGACCCCGGCGCAGCAGATCAGTGAGCGTTGGCTGAATGCCGCCGCGCATATCGCTTGTGTTGGCCGTCGCCCTATGCACCGCCAAACAAATACCCGTTACTACCCGTTCTAAGAAAGGTTTGACTGTGTATGTAGAAGACATGACCCTGGAAGACGCTAAAGCAACCCTCGCAGAGGTGAAGGCTTCACCGTGCCGGGATTGTGAGCAGTGCCGGTGGGATATCGAAGACTTGTCAGGCCGGATCGCTGATCTGGTCTTTGAGTCTTGGCTCCCAAAGCAGTAATCAACCCAACAACAAACAAAGGCATGAGCGGGTGCAGCCGGTCACGGTGTGGCGTGTCGCTCACAATCGAAAGGTATCAATATGTCGCATGACCTCGAAAGCACCAACGGCGTGACCTTCTACGCGGATTCGCGTAACGATGCTTGGCATCAGTTGGGCCAGAAAGTCGGTGCCAACATGGACGTGGCGCAAGCTATGGAGTTCGCCCACCTGGGCGGCTGGGATGTCCGTAAGGTTCCGCTGCAAATCCCCGCAGAGGTTTCGGATTCCGGTGTGTTCGGAGCTATGGACGTGCCCGATCAGTTCGGTGTGGTTCGCACTAACCCGGTGAGCGGGGAGCGCGACTACCTGGGTGTGGTGGGCAACGTCTATGACCCGATCCAGAATGAAGCTACCGCAGGTTTCATCCAGTCCGTGGTCGATGAGTTCGACGCGAACCTGGAGACCGCCGGGAGCTTGGGTGGAGGTAAGGACGTGTTCATCACCATGAAGCTTCCGCACACTATGGAGATCACGGGTGTTGGAGGTGTGATCGACAAGACGGAGTACTACCTGGCCGCTCTGAACAACCACACCGGGAAGTCTTCATTCCGGTTGCTGCTGACCCCGGTTCGGATCGTGTGCCGGAACACCCAGCAGATGGCTATCGGATCGGCTAAGACTTCATGGAAGGTGCGTCACACCGCGACGGCTACCGGCCGGGTGCAAGAGGCTCGGGAGAAGCTCGGTCTGGTGTGGAAGTCCGTTGGGACGATTGACGATGAGTTCAAGCGTCTTTCGGAGATTCCGTTGGAGTACGCGGAGGCTAAGGAGTTCACGGAGAGGCTTGTCGATCTGAAGAAGGTCGACCCTGATTCCGTGGCTGCTACTCGCCGCCGTAACGCGGCCGGTCAAATCCTGTCGCTGTACCGCAACTCCCCGACGATCAAGCCCATCGCCGGCACGAGGTTTGCTATGTACAACGCGGTCACGGAGTACGTCGACCACTACCAGGGCACCCGCAACGGCGGCGGTGATGCTGCTGCTGCTCGCGCTCTGCGGTCGATCCGTGAGCTTGAGATGTCATCGACTCTGAAGACTGAGGCGTTCGCGCTTCTGCGGGTGTAGTTCGGTGCGGGGGAGGACAATCCGGTCCTCCCCCTTTGACTATGAACAAACAAAATGAGGAGGTTTGGTATGGACGTGGATGTGACGCTGAACGAGATTAGGAACCTTGTCGCTATGCACTATGCAGGCGATTTCATCGACTACGACAAGCTCGTTGATTTTGTCGATGCGTTGGACGGCTGGATCACCAAGGGCGGTTTCCTGCCGTCAGATTGGAACAAGGCATGACCCGTGAGCAATGGGCGCTGCTGCTGAACGCAGACCCGCATGAGGTTCCACGTATCGCACGTCTTATTGACATCAACAAGGAGGTTTGGGAGTGAATACCGTCGAGAAAGCTGTTGCCCGTGCGGAGTCCGCGTACAAGGCTTACCGCAAGGCTGCGGTGTGGGGTTCGGATGAGGAACTGCTGGCTGATCTGCTGGCAGATGTGATGCATCTGGTTGACCTGAAGAGGCTTGACCGGGAGATCGGTGACTTCAGTTTCGATGATCTGTTGGCGACGGCTCGCACTAATTACGAAGCGGAGAAGGAGGGTTCGGAATGACTGACACGGTGAAGATTTTGGAATCTCAGGCGGACAGCTTTCTGAAGGTTTGGGGTGACCGCTACCTGTCCGGTGATCTTGGCACGAAGTTGACGTGTGTCGAGGTCGAGTCTCTGGCGGCTCTGTTGGCTGCGTTGGGTGACAACGAGGCCGCTGAGGGTTGGATCAGTTCTCACGCTGAGGGTGATGACTGCGGTGATTCGCACTGCCTGTGCGACGAGTGCGGCAACGAAACCAAGGAGGTTTAAGTATGAGCAAGAAAGCTTTGGAGGTCAGCTTGGCTGGCTACCTGAAAACGGTCAAGAGTTCGGAGAAAGCCTTGCGGAAGATGGCACGCGAGGCTGAAGAAAGTGATGACTATTACGACTATGACCAGGCTTGCTACGACACCTGGGAGTACCTGTACGAACAGGGCAAAGCGTTGGCTGCCGCTGTCGAAGATTTCCTGAATAAGGATCGTCGCAGTGCCCGTTCTGCCTTGAATGGTATTGGACGCACCGCTCTGACAGAGCAGAGGGGATAAGGCGTGATCAAACTTTTGACCGCTGTGGCGGCGCTGCTGATCCTGGCCGGCTGTGCTACCCCGCAGCCGATCCAAGAAGACGATCCCCGGTGGGACTGCCGGGTTCACGGCAATGAGATTTGCGGAAAGGAATAAGAGAATGCTGTTTAAGAGCGGCGACAAAGTGATGTGGTACGGGGTTCGCACGGGCCGTATGCGTAAAGGCACGGTGATCGACAGCCGCGACGGTGTGGCGAATATCCGCACTGACAAGGGCGGTTACACAGTGGTGGATTTTACGGCTTTGACACTGATCGAAAGGTTTGGCAAATGATCTGTTGGAACTGCGAAAGCGTCAATGACATTTTGGATGAGGTTATCGGGACGTGCCGCAGTTGCACTGGCGATCTGTTCATAGACCCGGCTGATGTCGCTGCGATCAACAAGATTTGTGGAAAGGAATAAGAGATGAAGGTGAAGGTTGAGTTCACGGTGGAGATTGACCGTGAGACTTGGGAGTTGAATTACGGCAAGGCTGAATCTGCCGCTGAGATTCGCAGCCAGGTTCGGGACTGGGCGGTTGAGTTGTTGAACGATCAACTGGACAGGTCAGGACTCAGGTGATTGATCTGATCCTGGGCGCTTTGTGTGAGGTTCGGTCAGACGCACACGTCGCCCAGCACGGAGGGTTGGCGGCTGACTCAGCGTGGCACGTCGCCAACGGGGAGCTTCCGACGTGCGGTCAGGAAGGGGCCGTAAAGGCCCCTGAGAGGGCCGTAGACAGAAGTTTTGACAGTGAACGGGGGGATGAGTCCAAGTCTCGTTTCTGCCGTAAGAAATGGTTCTGCTAACAGGAGGTTTGAGTATGGCGTGGGAAATTGTTGAGCAAGATTTGCCGTTGGTCGAAGCGCCACGGCGGTACTTCAAGGTCGAGGTTGTGATCGCCACCGACGAGTGGGACCAGCAAGACTTGATTGATTTCTTCTGGGATGGGATCACCCACCAGGACGAACTGTTGTTGGTGCAGAACATCGTCTACGAGGTCGACGGTGCCAAATACAAGGAGGACGAGTGAATTATCAAGCGTTCAAACCGAATGTTAAGCGGTGGGATGTGTACGACGCAGCCGATCACCTGGATGACATCTCGCCGGCACTTTACCGGGCTTTCGAGATGAAGGATTGGAACGAGGTGATCAAGCTCGCTGAGTACGTCAGTGAGTGGGCCGACAAGTTGTGGGCCATGTCAGTACGCGAGGGTCAGATCGGCCCCGCGCCCTTTTATCAGGAGGAGAAATAATGTTCACGATCAACGGTAAAGACATGGCGGAACTGCTCAGGTTCCTGCACGTCGCGCACCTGGATTCGCTTGCGTTCATCGAAGCTGAGGAGACCGAAAGCATGTGCGAGGATCACCTCGCTGATCTGGCTAACAACTCGGCTAGCTCGGCCGCAATGTTGTGCGCCACCATCGAAATGATGCTCTTCAACAAAGACAACTGGAAGGCTTAATCTTGACAATGTACTTCAATCGGCTACGTTGGAATCGTGAAAGAACAAGACCAGGGGGAGCACAGTGGGGAATAACAAGTACGTCATATCTATAGGTTTAATCGAAGAACTGAAGCGCAAAGGGTACAACCAGACTGAGATAGCACAAATGTTCGATGTGTCTCGGCAGGCTGTGTCGTACCACAAAATTGTTTACAACGGGTCGCGTACACCCCGCGAAGCAGTGCGGGACGATTTCCCATGGAAACTTCCATCGGAGATATCGCAGCAAGGCCCAGCCCGCAGGATCAGAGACCTGGGAGAGTTCGTTGCTACCGGCGGCAAGGGCATGCAGGAACAGAAGCTGACGAAGCTCCGCAACTTCCTCAAGAAACTCAAAGACGAAGACCTCGTACTTGAGTACAACCCTGACTTCCCACCGATCCAAGGTTTCGCCAACAAGGGAGGTTTCAAGTTGCAGCCCCGCCGGCCATCGGACGGGGACCTGCTGATCCGCAACAACAAACACACACGGCTGACGAAGCAAGGCCGTATGATCTGGCGGTTCCCACCAGTACTTCCCTGAGCTTGTCAGAGGGCCGTGATGGGATACCGCCCTTCAAGCAGTGAGGAAGTGATAGTGGCAGATGTGGTTCTGAGCGTTCAGCCGTTCTGGTTGTACGCGTCTTGGTTAAACGAGGAAGATTTGCTGGTGTATCGGAGTCCGGGAGTGTTGGACTCCGATGAGTGCTACGAGCCTGTGCGTGAGTTGTTGAACAGCAGAGCGCACAGGATCGTGGAGGCCCGTGAGGTGCAGGACGAAGGCATGATGTTCGGGCGTGCCCTTTTGACTGTGTACAGGCTTGGTGTGTGAGGTGTGTCACGTTTGACTGTGAACGAGAAAAAACGCTTCCATTAGTTATGGGACGGTTTGAAAGAGAGGCTTCACCATGACAGAGCACCGCAGCGTGTCACAGATAAACCAGTACAACAGGTGCCCGTACGCCTACAAACTCGCCAGGATCGACAAGGTTTGGCAGCGGCCGGCAGCGTGGCTGGCGCAAGGCTCCGCAGTCCACGAGGCAGCAGAGGCATGGGAGAAGTCCGGCCGCACCATGACCCTAGAAGCGGCGCAAGACGTGTTCCGTGACTCCTATGCCACACACATCACGGAGGCTTGTGAAACTGCACCAAATTTTCAGGTGTGGTTCAAGTCCGGCCCTTACGGCGGTGAGGCTGACATCGAACGCCGGTACGGCATCGGGCTGGAACAAGTCCAGAAGTACATCGACTGGTACACGTCCCACCCAGACGAGGTCATCTGGATCGCACCAGACGGCACACCGGGCATCGAACTAGGTTTCGACATCGACCTGGACGGTGTCCCCGTGCGAGGGTTCATCGACGCAGTCATCACCGATGGGGAGAACGTCATTGTTCGTGACAACAAGACTGGGAATCAGCCCGGTGATGACTTCCAGTTGGGTGTGTATGCGGTGGCTTTGGCGGAGCAGTTCGGTGTCCCGGCACCGCAGGTCGGTGACTATTTCATGTGCCGGCCAGGTAAACCCACCTACCCCTACGAGCTAACGGACTGGAACCGCCAATCCGTGACAGCGAAGTTCAAAGAATTGGAGGAAAACATCACCGCAGGCAAGTTCGACCCAGACCCAGAATCATCGAAGTGCATGTTCTGTGATGTCAGTTGGGCTTGTGACTACGCTATTTGACCGCATTTTGACTGTGAACGGGGCACTATGAGTTTTGCTACGTGGCTTAAAGAAGGGTTGGACTCAGGGTATTGCGGGCCGATGGTCTGCTTCACCCATGACGGGTTACCCATGACCGAAGCGGAAGAAGAGGCTTGGGACGAAGGGTATGACCCGTGTGTGTGGATGATCCGGCCGTACGAATGTTCTATCGAAAAGACAGCCGTCGAAACGAATCATTCCCCATCGAATTGGAGGAAACCTATTGATAACCGTAACTAAAGACTGCGTGTGTGGTGAGGAGTTACGCGGCCGGCAAACAAAATGCTCTCAGTGCTACATCAAAGATCACAGTGGTTCGTCGCAGTGTCCGTTCTGTATGGAGTGGTATTGGACGCACCGCGCTGACAGAGCGGACAGGAAAACAGTGGAGTTTCATTTCGGCGGGAAGTGCCGTGCCTGAAGATATCGCACCGCTGACGTTGTTTGAGGTCACCATTTCAAGAACGATCAGCCCAGACGGTGAACAAGGCATGATCCTGTCCACCCCAGAGAAGTTCAGTTTCGTTGAAGTCCTAGGTCTTTTAGAGGCCGCGAAGTGGCAACTGTTTAGGCAGATGTCAGAAAGGTATGGCAGATGACCCAATTCAAAGACGAAATTAAGCTGGGTGACTTGACTGTGACCGTGTCCACCATTGACCTGGCGCACACAGGTATGGGTGTGGGGTTTGAGACTTGCCTGTTCTGGAACCAGGAAAGCGAAGTGACCGCCAGGTATGAGACTGCTGCGGAAGCGATCAAGGGGCACGGGGCGTTCCTGTCCCCGGCGGTCATCGCTTACGTCGTCAGTAACTACCCGCTGCTCGCGGAGTGGTGCGGCGACTGATGTACACCCCCCTACAAAGCCTTTTCATCAAAGGGAACGCCGGTGACCCGCTACCGCAGGTTTGGCAAACCCTAGAAACCAAAGGCACACGGTTCCTGCGCGGCCAACTCGCGTTGATCTGCGCCGGCCCCGGTGTCGGGAAGTCAGCGTTCATCCTGAGCTACGCACTGAAAGCGAAGGTGCCTACCCTGTACCTCTCCGCAGACTCCGACGCATTCACCCAACTGTCTAGGTCGCTGTCCATCCTGACCGGGTGGCCTTTGGAACGCACCACAGACATGGTTCGGGCCGGCGATCTGGGTGAGGCGAAAGAAGAGTTCGCTGACATACCAATCCGTTTCAACTATTCCGCGTCACCGAATCTGGATCAGATCGAAGCGTCCGTTCGTGCCTACGAAGAGGTGTACGGGGACTACCCATCACTGGTGGTCATCGACAACGTCACCAACGTCCGCACTGGCGGGGACAACGATGACGACCCCTTCAGTGGCTTGGAATCGTTGATGGATTACCTGCACGACATGGCGCGTTCGACAGCGGCGTGCGTAGTCGGGCTGCACCACGTAACCGGCGGCTATAACGATGCGGATAAACCCATCCCACTTTCGGGTGTGAAGGGTCAGATAGCCCGCGTACCGGAGATGGTGCTAACCCTGCACAAAATGACCGACGATTTCGGGCCGGACCTTCTGTGCGTATCGACAGTGAAAAACCGTGGCGGGAAAGCGGACCCGTCAGGAAATGACTACGTCGCCCTGGCATTCCAAGGAGACAACATGCAGATAAAGGACGAACAATGAGCTTTGACCTAGGTTTCACAATCGCACTATTCATCTGGATCGCAACAGTGTCCGTGATGGCTTGGATCGTGACCGAATGATCCCCTCCGTAGCGTTGATCGTGGGCCTTGTGATCCTGCTGTTCGTGTGGATGGACTGGTACACCGCACGGGAAACGGACAGGGAGATTCAAAAGTTCTTCGATGACCACGACCAGACGTAAGCCGGCGAACCGGTCCCAAGACCGGTCGCACAAACGTCGCACTTGCGTGGACTGCGCCGACGAAGGCGTAACCACCGCAAGGAAAGCGCCCCACCCAGGACCGCGCTGCGCTACTCATCACCGCGCCAAACGAGCCAACAGGCGTTCGCAAACACAAGAGCAACGGTGGACGCAGGTTTACGGCATCAGCGGGGACGAGTACTGGGCTATCTACCGGTACCAGCTAGGCCGGTGCTTCATCTGTGAGCGGGCCACCGGGGCCCGCAAAAAGCTCTCAGTCGATCACTGCCATGCGACTGGGATTGTCAGGGGGTTGCTGTGCAGCACATGCAATTCGCGTGTCCTGGGGCATCTCAGGGACGATACGGACGCCTTCAGGCGTGCTATCGACTACCTGGAACGGCCACCGGCAACACGAGTCATCGGAAGAAGGGTAGTGCCCAATTTTGACAATGAACGGTAGACACCGTGGGAAGTTCAAGTGGAAGAAGTACTCCCGGTACAGCGGGAACCTCCGCGATTACTGGGTGGACCCCCGCCGCTGGCCTGAGCACTACAAGGTGACAGATGACTGACCCTCTGATTGTGCAAGTGATCCACCGGTACCACCCAGAGTGGGATGCGCCTGTGGACAACGGGTATGACTGGATCAGCACGTTATGCCCATTTCATCAAGAGTCCAACCGTTCCGCGTCAGTGTCGTATGACCGGAACGCTTTTCACTGTTTCGCCTGCCCGACGAAAGGTGACGCTATTGCCTTGATCCGACTGAACGAGGAGGTGACATTTGAAGAGGCTTTCAGAATCGCAGAGGAGTTGGCTCCGGGAAGCCACCGAAAAGTACCACGCAAATCTGCCAGGAAGTCCGGGCGAAGAGTATTTGCGGAGCAGGGGGTTAGCGTCCCCGAAAATCCGGGAGGCCCTGGACAAGTTCCGGTTGGGATACGTCAGCGACCCTCTGCCTGGGCATGAAATGTTCAAGGGGTTTCTGGCGATCCCGTACCTGCGGTGGTCCCAGGAGCACGGCTGGGCGGTAGTGAGTCTGCGGTTCAGGTGCGTCGAGGACCACGATCACAAAGGTCATGGCAAGTACATGACCACCGCTGGTGACCGGCCACGGCTGTACAACACTTTGGCGTTGCTGAAGGAGTCCCCTCGTATCGCGATCACCGAAGGTGAAATCGACGCGATCACAGCACAACTGTGCGGCATACCTGCGGTGGGTGTGCCGGGTTCGCAGGCGTGGCAGCACCATTTCCGTGAACCGTTCCTGGGTTACCGGGAGGTGTTCGTCCTCGCTGACGGGGACGACGCCGGCATGGGGTTCGCGCACACCGTGGCGGCAACCTTGCCTAACGCCAAGATCATCCCGTCCCCACCGGGAACGGATGTCAATGAGTTCGTAGTGAAGAACGGTGTTCAAGCACTGATGGAAAGGATCAAATAATGTTGACTGTGTACACCCAGCCTGGGTGCCTGCCGTGTAAGAGGGTCATCCAGAAGCTGGAAGAGGCCGGTATCCACCCGGATGTTGTGGATATCAGCGAAGACCCGTTGGCGAAGGAGTACGTCACGAAGTTTCTGCAAGCGAAGTCCACCCCTGTGATCGAAGCGCCGGGGTTCGATGCGGTGCTGGGTTACCAGCCTGACAAGTTGAAGGAGATCATCAATGCGTTTCGAGATTAATTTCGCTGTCGGGGTGAACTTCCCGCGCTGGGTGGAACGTATCCACGATTACGTGTGGACCGGTGATGACGACGATGAATGACCCGGTTTCCCCGGACCACTACCAGTTCCACAACGGTGTCGAAGTCATCGACCTCACAGAGCAGTTGAACTTCAACCTGGGCAACGTGGTCAAGTACGCGTCCCGCGCCGGGAGAAAAACAACTGACCCCACAGAGGATTTGAGGAAAGCGCAGTGGTATCTGAACCGCGAAATCTACCGATTGGCACATGATGAGTAAACGGATTGTGATCCTGCCTGACACACAAATCCCGTATCACGATCATCGGGCTATGGCAGCGGTCATCAAGTTCGTCGGGGAATTCAAACCAGACGAAGTCATCCACATCGGTGACGTGATGGACTACCCACAACCATCCCGGTGGAACAAAGGGACGGCCGGGGAGTTCGAAGGGTCTGTGTTCAAAGACTCTGAGCTAGCGAAGCAAAAACTGTTCGCACCTTTGCGTGCCGTCTATGACGGCCCTATCGGAGTGCATGAGGGTAACCATGACGAACGCCCACGAACCTACCTCTCCAAGTACGCCCCGGCGCTGGCTGAGTCTGGTGCGTTTGACATCGAAACCCTTTTGGATTTCGACGGGTTCGGTGTGAAGAAGCTGCCTGATTTCAACAAGGTGGCACCGGGGTGGTTGACCACCCACGGGCATAAGGGCGGTATCAGTTTGTCGAGGTTCGCCGGCCACACCGCGTTGGGTGCGGCGGTGAAGTTCACAAAGAGTGTGGTCATGGGTCACACGCACCGCATCGGTCTGCTGGCTCACTCGTCAGGGTATGACGGGCGGGTCACTAGGACTGTTCACGGGTTTGAGGTCGGGAACCTGATGGACATGAAGCAGGCGCATTACCTGAAGGGTGCTGCGGGTAACTGGCAGCACGGGTTCGGAATATTGACAGTGAACGGGCAGCACGTTTCCCCGGAACCTGTGTTCATCAACAACCGTCGATTCACTGTTGACGGCCACACTTGGGAGGTCTAAATGTTGACTGTGAACGAAACGTACGAGCAGCGGTGGGCACGCAGGGATGCGAAGTTGCAGGATCGGCTGGCTGACATCCCGTCGAGGTTCACCAACGAGGCGCTGTATGAGGAGCGCCCTGTGGGTTGGGCGGTGCAGAACGCGGAGCACGAGTTCTTCGGCACCAGTTTTGATGTGTTCCAGAAGCAGGTTCGTAAGGCGGCTCAGACCGTGGCGTGGCAGTGGCCTGGTGTGTTGGAGGTCGAGGACGCGGAGCAGGAACTGTGGCTTGAACTGATGGACAAGTCCACTATGACCAAGCTGCGGGACTCTTTCGATGACAAAAACCGGTTGAGTGCGCTTATCAAGATGGGACACCGTATTGCTAACGAGGCTTTTAACGATTACCAGTTAGCCACCGGCAACCTTCGCTACTCCGTCAACGCGGTAAAGAAAATTCTGGAAGATGCCGCGAACCAAGAGAAGCATCCTGAAGTCAAGCTGCTCACACGTTCAGATTTGTTCAGCCTGACGCGTGGGATGGAGATTCTTCGCGGAAAGAACGCCGGCCACGCAGACGCTATCTCGTCCCGTTACCGGGAGGGTGAAGTACCGAAAGGCGCAGCGGCAGACCGGCTGCGTAAGGCGCTCGTTGCTCTCACAACGCACATGAACCGTTCGTACAAACAACAGTACGCGGAACGGTCAGACGGTCCAGGGACTCGCAAGGCGATCAGCAACGTGGCAGCGCAGGTGATTTCGGCGAAGCAGTACGCCGGTGATTACTCAGACGGGCGACGGTGATGAACATTCTTGACGCTCTGTTCAACGGCATGGGCGGCTCCGAAATGTACCGGGCACAAGTGTTCCCGGAACTATTCCCGCACCAACCACCAATGCTCATCCACAACTGGTCTGTGACCGACCGCGAAATGTACTGCGGCATCAACCCGAAAGGAACTGCATGACAGACGTTAACTGGGGACCGACAGGTCAACTCGTCTACGAACGAACCTACAGCCGGGTCAAACCGGACGGCACCAAAGAAACGTGGCCCGAAACCGTCGAGCGGGTGGTGGACGGCAACCTCGCCCTGGTCGATGCACGCCACCAACTGCCCGGTGAGCGGGAGAAACTCATCGAAATGATGAGCAACTTCCAGGTGCTGCCAGCCGGCCGGCACATCTGGGCCTCAGGGGTCACCAACGCCCAGCACCTCTTCAACTGCTGGGTGGCGGGGTGGACCGATAAGCCCTCTGACCATTTCGAATTCACGTTTATGAGGCTCATGGAAGGTGGCGGGGTCGGGGCGAACTACTCCAACAAATACCTGGCCCAGTACCCGGCGGTGAAGAACGCACTCAAAGTCGAAATCGTTTGCGACGAAGAGCACCCGGACTACCAGGAGCTAGCCAAGGCCGGGTTGCTGTCAATCGACTACAACTCTGACTGGGCGGGTGCCTTCCAGATCGAAGACTCCCGTGAGGGCTGGGCTGCCGCCCTGGTCGATCTGATCGACACCCATTACCGGGACGGTGTCGAGCACGATCACCGGGTGTATGACGTGACCAGGGTGCGGCCTGCCGGGGCGAAGCTGAAAACCTTCGGTGGTCGGGCATCGGGGCCGATGCCGTTGGCGAAGATGCTGCGGGAAGTGTCCACGGTGTTGACCGGCAAGGTCGGTGCCATGCTGACTGGGATCGACGGCATGGAGATTGACCACGCTATCGCGCAGTGCGTGGTGGCCGGTGGTGTGCGCCGGTCGGCCCGTATGGCAATGATGCACTGGGCTGACCCCCAGATCGAACAGTTCATGTTCATCAAGCAAGAGTCGCTGTCTCATTGGACAACGAACATCTCTGTGGAACTGGATGACACTTTCTGGTATCAGGCCAAGCAAGGGCCGGCGTGGCACGCGTCCAAAGTTCTGGAACGCATGACCGATGGGATGGTCAGGAACGGGGAACCGGGATTCTGGGACTCAAGCCTGTCGAACGTCGGGGAACCCAACCCTGTTGTGTGTACAAACCCTTGCGGTGAAATCACTTTGGAGCCGTGGGAGCCGTGCAATCTGGGGCACGTCAACATGGCGGGGTTCCTAACCCCATCAGGTAAAACTGATTACCTCAGTTTGTTGGACGCTCACCGGCTGATGACACGGTTCCTGATCCGGGCAACTTTCAGTGAGGTCGGTGACCCCAAGAGCCGCGAGGTTTTGGACCGTAACCGGCGCATCGGTGTCGGGCATTTCGGTGTCGCCAGCTTCCTCGCCCTGATCGGGAAGAAATACTCCAAAGCACCAGCGGATAAGCATTTCAAGAACCTGCTGCGTGAGCTTGCCAGGGAGGTTGACCGGTCAGCGGAGGAGTTCTGCCATGACCTGAGAATCCCTGTACCAGTGAAGAAGAGGACGATTGCACCCACGGGCACCATTGCCAAGATGCCGGGGGTCAGCGAGGGTGTGCATCCGATCTTCGCGAAGTATTTTATTCGCCGGGTGCGGTTGTCGAAGGTCGACCCTGATCAGGTCAGCATGGCTGAGAAGTACGCCGTTGAGGGTTTCCTAGTCGAGGACGACATGTACGCGGACAACACGTCCGTGGTGTCGATCCCTACCAAGGACAGTCTCGTTGAGGCTGTGGTGGACCGGTTCGGTCGGGACGGCGAGGAAATTGTGGAGGCCGCAGATGACCTGTCATTGAAGGAGATGCTGGCGTTCCAGGCGTTGTACCAGACGCACTGGGCTGATAACGCTGTGAGTTTCACGGCGAACGTCGATCCCGCCCAGTACAAGGGGCAGGAGGTGGAGCAGGAGATTGTGCGGTTCGCCGGCAAGCTCAAGGGTGCCACCATCTTCCCCGAAGCGTCGATGCCTCAGGCACCGTACGAACGCCTGACCAAAGAAGAATACGAGGCCGCTCAGGCGAAGCAGATCGCTGACGGTGTCGATGAGGAATGCGGCACCGGTGGGTGCCCTGTCCGTTAACCCAGACCCAGCAATCCCGCTGTGTCTAACCACGAAAGAAAGATAAGTAATTTGACTGTGAACGATGTCGATCCGTTTGACCTTGTCGATACCGATGACACCGCACCGGAGCCGTTCTCCGATCCGGCCCCGGTGAAGAAGGTCGCGAAGAAGGCGGCTGCCAAGCCGCCGTCTGACCGTGAGGGTGTGACGGTCACCCTGAAGGGCGGTGCGGGTTTTGACGCACCGTGGATCGTGATCCACGCCGCTGACCTGGAAGACGCTTACGAGCAGGTTTCCGGGGACAACGCCACGCTGTTGGCGAAGCTGATGGATCGTGCGAAGGCTGCGGCCAAGCACTTCACCGGGGGTGAGGCCAGCCCTGCACGTCCTGCGCCTGCGGTTGCTTCGGCACCGCCGGCCGGTGCCGGTGAACCTCCCGGCCCTGACTGGACGTTCAAGTCCGGTATCGGCAAGACCGGGAAGCCGTGGAAAGCGTGGATGCCGCCTCGCGGCTCTGACGAACAGCCGGTGTGGATTCGATGACTGGCAGGGGAGGGCCTTCGGGCCCTCCCCGTCCCACCGACTAGGAGGCACATGAGAGAACACAAACGTGACATCGGTGGGCAACCCGTGGTGATCCGTGCAGTAGAAACCGAAGAAGACCTGGAGGAGTTCCGTGCATTTATCAGAGCAAACATCGCGGGAGTTGGAGTCGATTCTGAAACAACAGGGCTCGATATTTATTCAGGTGGATTCCGGTGCCGGCTCGTACAGTTTGGAACTGCATCCCTTGCGTACGTCGTACCTGTCGAACGCGGTGGACGGTTTGCGGAAGATGTTCGGTTGGCCCTCAAGGGGTTACAGTCGCTCACGCTCCACAACGCCGCCTACGATCTTCAGGTTTTCGACCGGGCCCTAGGCGTACCGATGGAGTTGCTGTGGCCGAAGGTGCGGGACACCCGTGTCCTCGCGCACCTGATCGACCCTCGCGGCCAGGACGAGGGCGGTATCGGCCACGGTTTGGAAGGGCTCACACGGTTTTACATCGACCCGCTGGTCGCGGACGGTGTCAAAACCCTGATGACCGATCTAGCTAAAACACATAAGACTACGAAGTCTGAAATCTGGAAGACCGTGGACTACGACGATCCGCACTACCAACTGTATTCCGGGATGGACCCCATTCTGGCGGTGCGGTTGGCGCAGAAGCTGCGCCCTCTCGTACCGAAGGAGTCCACACATCTGATCCGGTACGAGCACCGTGTGGCGGCTGTGTGCTCGTACATGGAACGCACCGGGTTTTTGTTGGACATGGAGTACACCAAGCAGTTGTCAGAGGAACTTGTTGACGCTGAGTTGGCGTACGAGTGGAAAGCGAAATCGTTTGGGTGTGAGAACGTCAACTCCACGGAGCAAGTGGCGGACATTCTGGAAGCCAGGGGTGTGCGGATCAAAGAACGCACACCGTCCGGGCGGCGGAAGGTGGACAAGGTTCTTCTGGGCTCTTTGGTGGAGGCCGGGGATGAGTTCGCTGAGGCTGTCATGGAAGCGAAAAAGGCCCGCAAATGGCGTATGACGTGGGTTGAGGGATTCCTGGTAGGTGCGGACCCTACCGGGCGTTGTCATGCCTCTATCAACCCGCTGAGGGCCCGTACGGCACGCATGAGCATCACTGGCATACCCGCACAGACCCTGCCGGCCGGGGACTCCACAATCCGACGTTGTTTCCTCGCAGACGACGGTCAGGTCATGGCATCCGTGGACTACCAAGCACAAGAACTGCGTGTGCTTGCGGCGCTGTCGGGTGACCGGACGATGCAAGGTGCGTTCCGCACTGGGGCGGACCTACACCAGATCACCGCCGACGCATCGGGGGTGAGCCGGAAGGTCGGCAAAACGGTGAACTTCGCTTACGTGTACGGGTCGGGGCCGAAGAACATCGCTAACCAGTGCGGTATTGACGTGGACACCGCGAAGAAAGTGATTGCGGGTTTCGAGCAGGCGTACCCACGGGTCAAACAGTTGTCCCAATCCTTGCAACAACAAGCACGCAGGGACGGGTTTGTGATGACACCGTCAGGGCGGCGGTTGCCGGTCGATCCTGAGCGGGCGTACTCCGCGCTGAACTACCTCATCCAATCGTCCAGCCGGGACATCACAGCCGGTGGGCTGCTCCGGTTACATGACCAGGGGTTCACCCCATACCTGCGTTTACCGATCCACGACGAAGTGCTGTTATCAGTTCCAACTGATAAAGCGGAATGGGGTGCCCGACGAGTCGGGGAAATCATGGCAACGAACTTCAAAGGAGTTCACATCGGCACCGACGCTGAGGTCGGTGGCCGGTCATGGGGCAGTTTGTACGGATCAGATTACTGAAAGGAACTTGACAATGAACGAACGTGAACTGGTAGACGAGTTGTACCAGATGTGGGCTAAGACCACCGCCGCCGGTAACGGCGGGTGGAACATCGAAGAAGACGAAGAATCCACACACCCATACGTGGATGTCGTATCCATAGACACCGACGAATGGGAACAAACCATCGGATTCACCGTCAGTAAACCGGATGCGGATTTCATCACCTCTGTGCATTCCGCTTTCCCTGAACTGGTGAGGTTGTTCCACAGTGCGTTGGACGAAGCTGACCGGGCCGATCACAACAAAGACGCACGCGAATGCCGGATCGCTGAACTAGAAGTTGCTCTCGCTGAGGAACTGGCTCATGTCGCTGAATTGAAATCGGACCTGGAAGGGCTGATCGCACGATGATCGGGATAACCGCACTCGTCGCCGCACTGATCCTCGCCGGGGTAGGCGTCTTTGCCTACTTCGGCGGGTATTGGTATCAGCTTCTCAGCGGCAAGGACGAGGATGACCTGGAGTGAACACCCGTGCATTGAATGGCCTGGGCCTGTTAATGCTGATGGATATGGAATCCTGAATACAACAATCGACGGCGTACAGAAACGCTTTCGCCAGCATAGGGTTGTGTACGAGGCTGTCTTTGGAGAAATCCCAGACGGTCTAGTGCTTGACCATCTTTGCCGTAATCGTATCTGTTCGCAACCGTGGCACTTGGAACCTGTTACTCGGGGCGAGAATGTGAAACGGGGAATTGTGGGGGATGTGCAGCGCGCAAGACACGCGGCACGAACTCAGTGCAAGCATGGGCACGAACTGTCCGGTGACAACGTGAAGATGAAAGTAGATGGGCATGGGGTTGAGTACAGAGAATGCGTCACATGCAGGAGAGAAATTAGCCGACGCTCGAAGGCAAAAGCCAAGCTGGGCTGACTACTTCCTTGGCATTGCTGAAGCAGCTTCAAAGCGATCCTCTTGTGTTCGATCACAGGTAGGCGCGGCGGTTGTCAAGGACAACCGTGTTCGCGCTCTTGGATACAACGATTCACCGGCAAGTACTCCTGGCTGTGAGGATTGCCCACGCAGGCTCTCAAAAGTAGAACCGGGTTCAAACTATGACGAGGGAGTAGGCCAATGTCGGGCGATCCATGCCGAAGCCAATGCTCTTATTCACTGCGACAGAGAAGACCTCGTAGGTGCCACCTTGTACGTCACCAGGGAGCCGTGCTACGCCTGCGACAAACTGATCCAGGCTGCCGGCGTTCACGCGGTGGTGTGGCCTGACCCGAAGGAAGTTGGAAATGAGTGACCTCCGCACCCGCATCGCCGCCGCGCTGAGAACCGCCGACAGGAGAGTGGCAGGGTTTATCGGCTACGACGAAATGGCCGACGCGGTGATCGCGGAACTCAAACTCGAAAAGCAAACCCTCAACCGCGAGTTCTGGGGTGCCGCACCCAACGTCTACCGGTACATCACCGAATGGAAGGCCGACGATGAAACTGACTGAACTGATCCTGCAACTCCACACGATCATGTTGGAGAAGGGAAACCTGGACGTGATGCTGTGGGGCGAACAAGGCTGGGATGAACCCAGCCCGAAATACAGCGAGTTTTCAAAGTGGGTTGAACTCAACTAGTTTTTCACAAAGCGTGACACCTGATGTGTCATAGGTTACTGTTTGTGAAATGCGTGTACTAGGCAGAATCCGGTTATCCAGACTCACAGACGAATCAACCTCCGCTGCACGTCAACGGCAGCTTATCGAACAATGGGCGCACGCCAACGCCCACGAAGTGGTCGGCTGGGCCGAAGACCTAGATGTCTCCGGTTCAGTCGATCCCTTCGACACCCCAGCACTAGGACCCTGGCTCACACCGGACAAACAACAAGACTGGGACCTGCTGTGCGCGTGGAAGCTGGACCGGCTAGGCCGGGACTCCATCAGGCTCAACAAACTCTTCGGGTGGGCAATCGACAACAACAAAACGGTTGTGTCTTGCTCTGAGGGAATCGACCTCTCAACGCCTGTCGGCCGGCTCATAGCGAACGTCATAGCGTTCCTAGCAGAAGGTGAACTTGAGGCCATCAGGGAGCGCACCAGAGCGTCCCGTAAAGCCCTCCTGCAAGCCGGCAGATGGACCGGAGGGTCAGTACCCTACGGGCTCCAAGCCGCACCCCTACACGGCGGCGGATGGACACTGGTACACAACCCAGACACAGCCCCGATAATCCACCGCATCGTCCAGCAAGTCACTGACGGGCAACCCGTCAAGCTAGTAGCAGACAACCTCAACACAGAGGGCATCCCTTCCCCCACCGGGGTCAAGTGGCCGGCCAAAACGATCTGGAAAATCATCACCGCCAAATACCTCCTAGGGCACTCCACCTACGAGGGGAACACCGTGCGGGACCGGGAAGGTAAACCCATCTACGGGTCAGAACCACTACTCACACAAACCCAGTGGGATGCGCTGCAACGCGCCGTGGAAGAACGGCGGGCAGCCCCACGCCGGGTCAGCAAAACCTCACCCCTGCTGGGGGTGATCCTGTGCTGGGAATGCGGGGCAAACCTCTACCACCAATGCCACGTCAAAGAGAAAAAGTCATACCGGTACTACTACTGCCGTGGCGGTCACACCGCGCACATCGAAGCGGTGATGGCAGAAACTCTGATCGAAGAAACATTCCTAAACGCTGTCAAAGAAACACCTGTTTTGGAGAAAGTGTTTCAGCCAGCGGAGAACCACCAAGCTGAATTAGACGAGGCGTACCGGGCTGTCGATGAACTCACAGCGTTACTAGGAACAATCAGTTCTGCTGGTATGCGTTCTAGGTTGAATGAGCAGATGCTTGCTTTGGACGGGCGGATAGAGGCGTTGGAGAAATTACCGGCCCGTGAACCAGGATGGGAATTCAAAGAAACCGGGGTGCTATTCAAAGACGCGTGGAACACAGGGACACAAGAACAACGCAGGGAACTGTTACTGCGTGCGGGGATCACCTACCGCACGAAACGCACACCAGGCACTAAAATGATCCACGGGGAAATCTATATCCCTGATGAAATCCTCGACCGTCTGAACGCAAAAAATCCCCCCTCGTGAGAGGGGGGGTTCTTTGCTTACTCTGGTTGGAACAGAATCTCCCAACCATCCAACCGTGGTTGGGCGTCTTTCCACTCGTCACCGCTGACGGTGTTTATCTTCCAAACAGGCAAACCATTCTGGCTAATACGAACGGCAACAGCGCCCGTTTCAGGGTCCTTCGCAATCGTCCCAACAACCGCACCTTCCGACACCAACCGGTGCGCCTCAAACACCCGGCGCACATCCTCCACAGACAAACCAGTAGCCTCAGCCACAGCCGTCAAAACAGCACCCTCAACCACAAACACTCCTTAGAAAACGTAAGACGCGAACGAGCCAACAACACCCGGCCTTGCCACAGCGTTGGGGCAAAAGTTACCGAAACCAACATGCTTAAACCCGGCACCGAAACTGGACTGGGCACCAGCATCCACAGCTTCCAAAACCAGATTGGTTCCCTCGTAAATACGGAACGTCCGCTCCTCAGTGAAATCAAACGTATACACAGAACCGTTACGGAAATCGTGTGTCACAGAGCGAAGCTGAGTGACCTGACCGGCTTTCACAAAACCGATACGGGCACGGGTCCGGGTGAACCCAGCGAAAATGTAGTCACCCGCAACAGGTTCAGGGTTCCACCTGCCAATGATGAAGTTCTCCGACTGACCAAACAGTTCTTGCGGGGTGCTTATCGTGGTGGACACCTTCAGTAAATCTGAGGGCATCTCGTCCGGCCACGCAGCGAACATGTACTTGTTCGACGTGTCCAAACCCAAAGTCGGAACAGCGAACCCGTTAATCACACCCAGAGAACCAGACCCAGACCCGGTGTACCACTGCTCCCACCTAGGCCCAAGGCTGGTCACGTTCTGCGGGTACGTTTTGAAATCCTCAAGGACCTCAGAGTTAGCCTTCTCCAACTTCTCCAGACGCAAACCCAACGTACCCAACGTGCCAATAGCGGCACCGATATCGTTGTTCACCTTCTGCACATTCTCAGGGGTGAAACCCACCTGTTCGAACCAGGCATTAAAACCTTGCACGATAGCGTCGATCAGCTTCTGAAGCTCATCCGCCACAGGTTCAAACGTGTCAGTCAACCACTGGTTGAACTCGTCTGCGTTGAACGCGGCAGGGAACTGCGGCCACCACTGCATGATCGTCGCAACCGACCCCGGCACATCCGCAAAATCCTCGTCCATGCTGCTGCCCGGTATGAAACCCTGGAACAACCGCAGCACTTCCAGCGGAAGCTGTAGCAGTTTGTCTTGGAACAGATACTCAGAGTTAGCCTGGTTCGCCACCGGCCCATGAATGATCAGTTCGATAGCTTCCTGATCCAACTTAGAGCCGTACTGCCAAGGCCCCCCACCGATCTCATACGCGTAATCATCGAAGGTAGAGCCGTATTCCGGTTTCCCCTGATTCGGGGTTGTCACCGGATGACCTCAGCGACATCCGGCTTCGGGGGACCATCCCCGATCATCCCCGCATCCCGGTACTGCTGAAGCATCGCCTCGTTCTCCTCGCGGGTCAACTGGGTGATGTCAGGAAGCTTGATCAGCTTCGGGGCCGGCGTACCCACAGGCACCCACGTAGCGGCGTTGTTAAAAATGTTGCGGGCACCACGCATAGCCTTCTGGAACTGGATGCGCTGCCTAGGCAACTTATCCACACTGATCATGCCGTTCTCATCAGCCAACCCCGCAAGGTAATCGCGGTGAGCGAACCCGCACTCCCACAGATGCTTCGACCACAACTTCAGGTAACCGGGATGCGTGATCATCCCGGCACCCGCCATCGTCGGCATATTCCGCAACGCCCACACAAAATGCTGCTCAGGATCGTGGAAGTTCACTTCCTCCTGGCTGGGAATCATCAGAAAATTCCAATCTGGCTCAACGCCCCATTGATATTGCGAATCAACTCAAAGGACTTCACAACAGGATCACTAGACTCTTGGTAACCGATTTCGATATCCCAACCCGAAGGGCCATCCTTATCCCACTCGTACTTCAACTTCTTCACACGCTCCACAAACAAAGTGTGAGGAGTCGGGTAACCCAACACAGAGGTAGCGACACGGGAACCCAGGAAGAAATGCCCGTAGCCTTTCTCCCCGATGTAATACGGTGCGGCGTCGGACACCTTGACGCTGTGAGTGGTGTGCGCCCTGGTAGCCCACATCTTCGACCGGATAGCCAACAAAGCGGACAGGGTGAACGCACGGTCGGCGTTATCCCCCCAGCCCTCATAATAGTGAAAATCACCAAGACCGGTGACCACATTTTCGAGGCCGGCAATGGGCAGAGTTTCCCCGGCGGCACGTAATGTCGGTACCTGCATAAATGCGGCTATCGTGTTTTCGTAAAGTGGGCGGGCAATAGCATCCATCATACCCCCGATAGGGGGAAGAGAATACCCGATCATAAATGAAATCTCAGCGGCAATAAGGTCCCCGGTCATATTGATAGCTGCGCTAATAGCCTCATTCACGCCAGGAGCAGACTGCCCACCCGTAACAAACGAAGTATCAGTAGCTTCATAATACGAAAACTCAGACTGCTTAATGCCGGTGTACACACCTTCTTCGAACACCACCCACGGTGCTGTCGGAGAAGTCCCCAAATACCACGGGGAATAATACTCACCCGGATATGTGGCATCCCCCGTGTACACAGACACACCTTCGGTGGTGCCGTCATCGGCAATGTTCACAACAGCCCTGACCAGCCCAGTCAACCAAGACCCACCAAACGCAGTCTCAGTACCCCACTCCGAATTGTCCTCAATCGACCAAATCAAACAGCCGTGCCGGACAGGGAAATACTCAAACAACTTCTCAATGGACTCAATGCCAAGCTCGCCCTGCAACTCAGAATACGGGTGGGGGTCACCGTCCAGGTAACGCCGGCACACCATCGTCAACTGAGCATCAGCCAATACTTGTTTAGCCACATCATGGAATGTTTTGAACCTGGAAAACACAATCGTGAGCGGGGAATTATCCGCAAGGATCGGGAACGGTTTAACCTGATTACGCCAAAACCCCGGCCAGAACGAAGGCCCCATCCACTCAGTTGGATCAAGCGGATCATCTGGAATCGACCACAAAGACGATTCCAAACGAAGTAGATTCAGGAAAAGGGTCACGGATAATGCCCAGCGACTTGGTCCGAAAAGCAAAAAAATCTTAGGGAATTGCAGTTCCGGTCTTAAGGCTGGATTAGCCCAGCACAAAATGTGCTTCGCTTCTTCGTAATCGTGTTTAAACCACACGTCTAAATAACAATCACCGTACTTGTCCTTGATGACTGTGTAGTGATCCATCCGGCCACCCCAACGCGCACCCTGCTTATCAATAGTGATATGCACGTTACGTTTCAGCCGGCCCTTGTGATCCAATATCCACTTAGACAAATAATGGTTCAAGGGTAGTTGGATGGAGGCGGTGCCAGTCTCATTCTCAATGAATTCGAAATCACCGCCACGCTCACCAGACACCTCACCGCGCAGGGTGTAGTCCCCGTCCCACAACCGGATCAAAGGCGGGCGTAAACGCTCTTCCTCTAGGCGGTTCTTACGGTCCTGGTGCCACTGCCACAAGTTCGCATGGTCCTCAAGGGTGGCTAGCCCGCCTTGCACACCGGCCTTACCGGAATCCGAACCCACGCTTACGGTCCTCCCACTCCCAGTCATACCGATCCTCCGGTTTCAACGGGTCCATGTCCCGCTCAAAATTGTGGGCGGAACCGCCCTCAATCCCAGCCTCGTCTTCCTCTTCTTCCTCGACCACGAACTGGGAAGGTAACTCCACGGTGAACAACGGGACCAAACCAAACAGCTTCACGACAAGGATCATTCCAACCCCCACGGGCGTGTCCACGGACGCGGCAGACGCAGCGTCACCATCTGACCCGGCCTTGCACCGGACACCGTTACCTCAAAGCGCCCCGAAGGGGTGTACGGGGGAATCGGATGGCGGAAACGAACACCGTTCATCCTGCCCCACAACTGCGAACCAGACTCGCTGACAACCTGTTCCACACGGGGATCGGTGTCAATTATGGCGTTCTCGGCGGGCAGAGTGTTCCCCTGCTGCTTCGTCGTAACCACAACGGACTTCACCGGCCTACCACCAGTCAACCCGGCAGGATCACCGGTCAACTCATCGACATCAAGACCACCAAGAAGACCATCGGCTTTGAACGTCACCCGGTACGGGCGGGAGCCGTCCACCAGAGTGGCAACCTCCACACGATTATTCTGACCACCAGTCAGACCCGTAACGTCACCAGTCAAAGCATCGAAATTCACACCAGAAGTGGTGGCCTGGAAAGTAATTGTGTACCTGCGGCCACCGTTCTGAACCCGCTTGACATCAGCTTCGATACCGGCACCGCCGGCAAGCTTCGACACATCACACACCAGCGTGTTGATGGGTACACCCGCCATGCCGTTGACGAACTCGACCTTCCACGGCGAACCACCAAACAGATCAGCGTCCACCCGGACATCGAAGTCACCGATACCGGGCAACTCCACCAAAGCCTGGGCAACCTGAAGGGCTGTCGCGTTGTAAGGAAGGGCACGGGTGATGTTCCCATCCAACTCCAACGTGAACGTCCCACGAGTCGGCTCACCCGCAATGACAATTTCTTGAATGTTGTTCTGGATTTCCTCAGTAACAGTGCCACCAAGCAAACCGACCGTGTTCAACGATGCCAACGCAGTGAAAACCTCAAGGGCAGACGCGTTGTAATTCAACGGAACCGTCTGTGCGCCTTCTAGGTTAAGCCGCCAGGTACCCCCCGTAGCACCCCCTAGAAGCTCCACAGTCTGCTTCTCATCGGTGTTAGGGGCCCGCCACACGTCCACGTCCCCACGGGCGATACCAGCCAACGCAACCAGGGCATCCTCGACCTGCTGCGCCTCAGCGTTATAGCTGATCGGCATCGTTGTTTCGCCGTCGAAAGACAGGGTGAACGTACCGCCGGTAGGCCGGCCGTCCACAAAAAATTCCTGCACTTCCTCAGTCCGCAACCCACCAATCAACGAGGGCAGTTTCAACCTGCGGTTAGCGTTCTCGTCCTGCTTCCAGGAATAATCCGGCAACACCCAAATCGTTGCCTGGGACTTCGGAGCGCCCAACCACGGCAACCCAGGAATATACGGGTCAGCCGGCTTCTCCGTGCTACCAGGAACAGTCCACTTAGGAAATATCCACTGATCAGTCGGGTTCAAACCATTACGGCAACTCTTCGGGTTGACCTCCAACCACAAAGTCTCCCTAGGTAACTCTTTCTGGGGCCAGGGCCACGGCAACTGCAACTCGTTAGGATCAAACCGTGTGTCCGTGACGGTCACAGCGGAGTAAACCTCATCGTCCTCATACCAGTAAGGGTCAGTGGCAACCACCACCATCACCGTGCGGTTCACACCGTTACCGTTAGGGTCGAAAAACATTTCGACCTCAGGTGACTCCAACAACCGCACCTTCAACCAGCGAGTACCAGACTCCTCCGTGGTCACATACAGTTTGGAGTCCCGGTCAAAAGCCCACGCTTTACGCCACTCACTGTCCCTCGACAGCCAAGAGTCAGTGCGGCCGGCAAGAATCTCCACCGCGAACGTCAACTCACGTTTCTGCACACGGTGATTCAGATACCGGGCACCGGGCCAGTTACCGGGCTCCTCATGCACCACCTTCACAGGTGGCTCAAACAACCCCTTGATGTCAGTGCCCAGGTACACACCCTCGTCCCCGGCGGCGGGGCCGGCCAGCGTAAACCACTGGCCGTCCACCCCCTCCAACTCCACAACAGTCTTCTGCATCTCTACCTTCCGACCAGCCCAAGCGAACGCTTGTTCTGAAGCCTCGACTGGGCCGACAACGCGTCATCGACACCCGCGACATTGAAGATGTACTTAGTGCCCTCAGACAACAGATTCGGCAGCATCCCGTTACCGGACATACCCAAGTCCTGCATGAACTGCTGACCCGCAGCCTTCGCGAAATCCAACGGCATATCTTGGAGCTTCGCCCCAGCCTCCTCATACCGGTCAGCTAGATCGCGGCTGGTGTCCTGGTACTTAGCCCAGTACTCCAACTCCTTGCCCTGAATCGACAGACGCTGCTTCTGCAAATCAAGCATCTTCATCTCGCTTTGGAGTGCGTCAGCCTGAGGTCCGGTAGCGCCCTTCGCCTGCAACTGCAACATGGACCTTTGCAAATCCAGTTGCTGCTCTTTAAGTTTCAGAGCTTCAAGCTCGGCCTTCGTCTGGGAATCAACCTTCCCAGCCTCATAGATAGAGGAACTCCCGGCACCAGCAAGCATGTCCCCGGTGATCTGAGTCAACGGAACCAACGATTGCTTAATCTGATCGCTGAAAGCAGTCACACTCTTCCCCGTGGCACCAGCGGCCTTAGCCGCAGCAGTGCCCTGCTGGGTGATCAAACCCAACTCCTTGGAACGCATGTCCAAACGGGCCTGGAGAAGGGAATTGAAATCCTTCATCCGCTGGGCCTCAGCCTTAGCGGCTCTAGACCCGCCCACAGAATTAAGATCAGCGGCCTGGGATTGCAGCCCCAACAGTTCCTGAAGGTTCTTCAAACCCTCCGGGGAAGTGTCACCGGCAGCGATAGCCTTCTCAACCATCTCGTTGACCTGGGCAACCACACCGTTAGTGCCGTTCGAAATGCCCTTCTCTAAACCCTCACCGACGCTCTCACCGATACTGATGAACACCTTCGACGGGGAGTTAATACGAAGAGCCGATCTAGCGGCATCAGCCAACATGCCAGCCCAACGGCGAACAGTAGCCAAAGCCTCACCAGCCTTACTGGTGAAACCACTGATGAAACCAGAAACAAGAGCGACACCCGCAGAAACCAGAACCCCGGCCAGGTTGCCAACAGCACCCTTCAGCTTCGCCGGCCACGTCGAAAGCTCCGCAGTCAACTCACCGAACTTCTGGCTAGTACCAGAAATCAAACCGGACACCAGTTCCACACCGGCACTAATCAAAATGCCGGCCAGACCGCTCAACGCACCCAGGATGCGACCCGGCCACGTAGACACCTCAGCCATAACCTCAGCGCCCTTAGACATAACCGTGGCAGTGATACCACCGAAAGCTGTAGCGATAGCGGCAGGGACACCGGCCAACGCCCCGGCGATCTGCGCTGGCAGATTCACAAAGAACGTGAAAATCGTTCCAGTGATCTGACCCAACGCGTTACCGATCAGCAATGGCAGGTTCGCAAAGAACAACGGGATACCCGCCAAGAACGTACTCATTGACGTGTACAAGGTTGCGAACGCGGTAGCGGCGGTTGTCTGAATGTTCACCCACAGGTTGGAGAACCACGTCTTCATCTCCGTGATCCCGGTGCTGACCTTCAGCTTGAACGCGTCCCACCAACTGGTGTCAGGAGCCGCCTCAGGAGTAGTAGTAGTTGGGGTTGGCATAGGGGAACCAGGCTGCCCAGGAACACCACCGTTGAACCCCTCATCGAACTCAGTCCTAGCATTCTTACCGGCCTCCTTGCCCTTACCGGGCAAACCCTTAAACGGGTCCACAGGGCCAGTATCCAAGAACGCCGCCTTGAACTGGTCAGCCAAACTACCGCCGGCCTCTTTGACCTGATTAGCCCTGTCCACCATGTCTTTGACGGTGCCGCCCGGATCAGTGAATATCTTCGCACCGTTAGTGCCAGCACCGATCAACTTGAACAACGGATCAAGACTGTCGAACAGGTTAGCCAGTTCCTTGAAACCCTCAGACAGAGCCGGCAGGGTGTTCGTCACGAACTCCCGAACACCCTCAAAGAAACTCTCCATGCCCTTACCGAAATTAGGGTCAGAAATGTCCTTCAAACCCTGATTCCAGAAAGCCTGGAACACACCAGTCAAACCCTCAATGCCCGTGCGGACATTCTGGATCAGACGCTCAAGTTTCGTGAACCCGTTGTCGTCCTCGATGGTTGTCCACTCAGTCATGTTCTTGGCGAACTTCTTACCAAGATCAGTGAACCAGTCCCCGATACCGGGGAACTTCTCAGAGATACCTGAGATCAGTTGCAGCAAACCTTCAGTGAACCCGGCCATGCCGCCCTTGGCCCGCTCCAACCCCTCAGCAACATTGTCAATGATGTTGCGGAGATTGCCTAAACCCTTCTCCGAAGACACAGCATCGACAACACCAGAGAACATCGAAGTCAAACCCTGAGCAACCTTCGGTAGCTCCTGTGTGAGCAGCGGGAAGAACTCCCCCTTCAACCGTTCGAACTGCGCGGTGAACCCAGTCATACCGGGCATACCGTTTTCGAACGTGTCGGACATGGTCTTCTTCAACGCTTCGAACTCAGGTTGCACAGCCTTAGCGGCGTTCTTGATGCCGTCCAACCCCAACGCGATAGCCGCTATCGGCACACCGATAGCCAACAAGCCTGGGGCGAGGGTGGCGAGGCCGGCCACTAAAGCCAGCAAGGGCGGCAGCAGGATCGCCACAGCGGCGATCACCAACAACAACACACCCCTGAAGCTCAACAAGTCGGGTACGGCTGCTGCGGCAGCTTTACCGATATCACCCAAACCCTTAGAAAGTTTCTTGCCCCAACTCATACCCTCCGCGATCTCACCGGTACGGAAAGCATCAAAGTCAAAATCGTCGGCCCTCAACGAACCGACCTCGACCTGGAACTTAGCGTTCCTAAGCCGCGCCCGAATCCGACCAATCAAAGAATCAACGGAGCCCGTATCAAGTTCCGGGCTGATCTTGGGCCTTTCCCGCTCCAGCCTGTCCTGCAACAACTTCCACTCAATCTCAGCCCTAGCAGAGTCCAACTCCGCTTTGACCTTCAGAGCTTCAGTCTCAGTCCACCACTTGCTGCTGTCGACAGTGAAGAAGTCTGGGCGCAACGTCATCTGGGCGGCGGCTTTATTCTGAAGTTCAGCCATCTCTGCCTGAACTTTTTCCGCAAGCTTCTTCATGCTTTGACGAAGCCGGTAATCCGCAACCGGATCAAGACCGATCTTGATCGGCTCAGGCTCGTACTTCTTTAGTTTCTGCCTAAACCGGTAGTCAAACTCCGGGTCCAATTGAAGTTTAATTTTCTGGCTATCAGCAAGTTCCTGAATATTTTTCAGAATCTGGTAGCCGGCCTTTTCGTCAAGCTTCACTTGCAGCTTGATCTTCTGGCGTTCAGCTAGCTCTTTGAAAGCCGCTAGCTCGGCGGCTACCTTAGCACGCGAGCTAGCCGCCAACTCCACATCCAGAGGGATTGGCCTTGAAGCCAAAGCGCGAAGCTCAGCCTCTAACTCATAAAACTGCCGGCGAAGCTCCTCGTCCTCAAGTGTGGGTTTGAACGTAGCTTCAAGACCTTTGGTGATCGAATCCAACTCGGCCAACATCGCGCTCTGTGCGCGTTTGTCCACGGTGATGTCAAACCTGATCGGCTCTTCGGCTGCCGCCCGGAACGCTGTCAGTTCAGCTTCAGCCCTCGCACGCCAACCAGCAGCCAACTTGACATCGACAGGGATTTCCTCCGACAAAAGCTCCGTGAGGTCGCTAGCAAGTTTCTCAAAACCCAGCCGCGCCTTTTCACCCTCGAAAGTGGGGGTGAACTTCGGTTCCAGGTTCCCCATGATCGACTGAACCTGCGAAATGAGCCGGTTCTGAAACCGATCCAAATCGGCTGTGTTTGTCTCGACATCGACATTGGCTGTGCGATCCCGCGCAACCTTGTCAATAGAAGCCTCAGCCTGAGTCAGACCAGTGACATTCGCCTTGACATCAATCTCACGGTCAGAGTTAGCCATCTGGCCCTTGAGTTGTTCCTCAAGGTCCTCACGGAACTTCGAAGCATCCGGGACAACCCGGACAGATACCCGGCCTACCTCATTAGCGCCACCGCCGCCGGCTGGACCTGTCATCCGCCACCCCTATTCTTTCTAGCCGCAGCGATACCCTGCGCCGCAATGAATGCAAATGAACCCGGACCCGTATTGCGTTTCCTAACCCTCTTATCGGGAACAGGGAACGGCTCCGGGGCCTTCGGCTTGTTCTTCGAATGCGCCGCCACATACGTGTACTGAAGGGCCCGCACAGCGTTAACTGTCGCTACAGCGGCATACCTGGACGCATCCCAACCCCTGAACTCAGAACCGCCACGACGCTCCGCAACAAACCGCGAACCCTCAGGCAAACCCCGGATCAACACAAGCAAATACAAGGGGGTGAGGCGGGACTCCGGGAGAAACATCTCCCGGATATCCACGTCATAAAACTCCAACAAGTCAGCGGCCAGGTGCTCGCCGTACTCGTCAATTAGCTGGGCGAGCCCTCTGCTTCCCCCGACTGGGTCTTCTGCATCCACGCGTTGAACAAGCGAAGCGACAAAGCCAAATCGTCTTCGATGTTCTCCACCAGAATGTTCGCCAACTTCTCGTTGTCGGCAACCAGCGGCAGGATGTGCAAGGCGATCTGTGCGGACTTCTCAGTCGACGCCAAACCGCCGCCCTCGCCGTCAGAGTTCTTCTGAAGGTCAGACATCTCATCCAGCAGTGCGTACACCTGATCCCGGTTCTTACGGGGGATGCGTAGCAGGTTGCGGAGAGTCAGGGTCTTACCCTCAATCTCAATCTGGAACGGCGCGAACTCTTTCTCAATTTCCTCACGCATAGCGTCAAGAGTAAAAATGTTTCCCATAGCGGACCTTTCATTGAAAGTTGTTGGCGGGCCTTGATTGGCGGGCAAAAGGGGGGAGGGGTAGGCCCGCCAAGACACCCCTCCCCCCG